TGGAAAGGCAGTTAGCCAAGCGCAATCAAGAAGCAGTAATCCCGTTACGATGGCGGAACTCAGTAGCTTGGTCAGAAGTGCAATCAGAGCTCCAGACGGCAAAACCTTCGTTGATGTGGATTTTAGCTCAATTGAAAACCGAGTTGGGGTTTGGCTCGCAGGACAAACCGACAAAGTCGAATTGTTCCGAAAAGGGTTAGACGAGTACAAAGCATTTGCGTCTAGTTCTTTGTACGATGTCCCTTATGAGGAAGTGACCAAAGAGCAAAGACAAATAGCCAAGTCGGCTGTGCTTGGCTGTATGTTTGGTCAGGGCTCTAAAGGATTGGTGGCGTATGCCGAGGGGATGGGAGTTAAGTTGACTGAAGAACAAAGTCAAAAGGCGGTTAACGCTTATCGGACAGATTACCAAAAAGTCAAAAACTTTTGGTATCAATGTCAATCAGCCGCTATTGCTGCGATCAAGCAACCAAGCGACATGCAAGATGCCGGGCTGTTGCGTTTCATGTACGCCAAGGATGTGTTGTGGATGAAGTTGCCCAGCGGTCGATTCATTTGCTGGCGGGATCCCAAGGTCGAGGATCAATTGACTCCATGGGGTGAAATGCGAGAGGGTGTCACTGTGCTTAACCAAAACACTTTCACTCGTAAGTGGGGACGCAACAATTTGATTGGCTCCAGTATTTTCCAATCGGCTGTCCAAGGTACTGCTCGGGACATGCTGGCTGAGGCTTGCTTGTTGCTCGAGAAGAATGGCTTTGAAGTTCTCAACTTGATCCATGACGAAGTCCTCATGTTGGTGGACGAGAGTCAGGCAGAAATCGCCTTAGATCGTGTAGTCAAATTAATGACTACACCACCTAAGTGGGCTTCAGATTTTCCGTTAGCTGCGGAAGGTTGGGTAGGAAAGCGTTATCGGAAGTGATTGCTATTAGGGATTTTCGTGAGGCCAGAAAATCCCTTCTTGCATTACTCGTTCAATAACAGCATTACGAGCCGCGGGTGAATAGTTGGTTAAGCCGTAATTTTGTGGGAAACCTTCCATATTGGTTACTATAGATTGTCTAGCATCCATATCACCTTCGTATAATCTTCTTAAAAATGTCACATCGTATAAATTACGAACTGCTTCACTGGCAGTTTCATAAGCGCGTTGCCTAATTGCAGTAACTTGATCAAACTCACCAGCGTTTTCTGGTTCCATTTCATGCACAGCGTTGACTAAATCATTTTCAGATGGATGCCAAGGAGATTCTGGAATACTGATTTCGTTAAATGGATCTGGATGAGCTTGTATTGCTTTTTCAAAATCAGCATTACTTGGCAATTTTTCCATTGGGTGTCTTTCAAACCAACCAGCCATAATATTTAACATATTGGCAATTTGTGGTTCTGTAAATTCATCAACCCAACCATTTGGACCTTTATCAGCTAATTGTCCTAAAGCGGAAATTAACTGCTCACGATATTTACCATTGTGATCTAATAACATGTCAGCTAATTTGCGATGAACATCAAGAGGCACTTGACCCTCTGGTTTTCTATCACCAAACAAAATGTCTAGATTTTCAACAACATGATCTTTTAGATTATCTTGTAAATACAAGGACTCTGGATCTTTTATTAAAACACTATAAATTTCTTCCCGAAGTGTTTGCTTATCCCAATCGCTTAATTTCTTTGGTGGCTCGGCAGATAAATCTACGCCATAATCAGTTGCTAATTGAGCAAATTGATCAGTGGTAAAGAACCTTGGAAGCAATCTTTCGTCATCGGCTTTTTTGAAAAACTCTTCAATAGTTGGAGAGTACCAATGGCCTCTTTGATCTGACATTTTGCCAATGGCATCATAGTGATTATCTAAGTCGTGCACTTCTTTTAGATTACCTAAATCACGAACACTGGTTAATTCATCGGCATGTTGGTTTAACCATTCTACCATATGAGGTACATATTTAGGCTCAATTTCGCTGTTATCTTTACCTTTCATTTCTGAAATGTCTTTTGTTGGCTTTTTATTTAGTTTATCAACATATTCATACAATTCTGGATATAGTTGATACGCATTTTTAAGAGCTTCTGCAATTCCAAAAGTAGCAAAATTTTGTTCAAACTCTATTAATCCTTGCGGGTCATGATTTTCTAACCATTTATCAGCAACTTCTTTTTGTTGACTAACTCTAAGCACTCGTGGCGTTTCATAATTTAAAGCAACAGTAGCTTGTGCTATACCGTTTGGGTCAATTAATCTTGCAATTTCTGCTTTGCCATTTTTTAAACGATCCATATAGCGTTTTATGTGCGTGTCTTCATAAGGATAAGCACCCTTAGTTACTTGACCTGTGTGTGGTTCAATGTATGGGCCATGAACATTAGGATATTCTGGGGTATTACGACAGCCAGCACCAACACATTGGTTTAAATCAATAGTGCTTAATCCTAAATCACGCATTGCTAAGTTTTCATCAGCTTTAACATCCTCTGGTGTAATGATATGCATTTTAGAACCGTCTTCATATGGCACATCAGATTGAAGACTAGCAAACCTTGCTGCACGCCAATCATCTTTTTTCTTTTGAATAACAGCTTTACTATTTTGTTTTTCTTTGTATTCTTTAATCATATCCCGAACAATAAGTGCTGGAGTACGATTTGATATTTTATTAATATCTAGTTTATTTTCAGCCAAATCTCGCATCATTCTGTCTTGAATGGCATGCAAACCAGTATGTTTCCAAGGATCTGAAGTTAAAAAATCAGTAACTACTGCACCAGCGGGTATTTTTGAAACTTGTGGAAATTTTTGTTCATTAAAAGAATATGGGTGACTAGGATATAAAGTACTATCCAAATAATCTTCTAATTGTTTTCCAAATTCGGTAGTGGCTGTTTGTTTACCTATGTTTGCATTTTGAGGTGCATTAGGATCAAACTCAAAACCTTCTTTGTAATATCTTAAAAATTGCGCTCTTCTTTTTTCAGCATCTTCTGCACGAGTCCAATTTCCACCCCCTGGATTTAAACCAAACAGTTCGTGCAATGGAACATTGGCTTCATTAATTTCTTTTAAATAAGGATCTGTTGGCAACCCAGTTCCCATTTGATTAGTAATGTATTTTTGGTACGGATTCATACCCCAAGCGTTATACACTGGAGCTATTTTTTCTAATTGACTTGGAGATAAAATAGGAATATGATTTTCGTTTTCCTCGCTTTTTATTTTATTATAATCACGAGTATATTCTTCAGCTATCTTTTGTAATTTTTCTTTCCAAGCAACTTCAGAAAAATGTGATTGATCGCCCAATTCACCCGAACTTTTCTTTTCGTTTACAAATTTATTAAAATAATATTCTGCATCTCCACGTCGTTCTTTTAATAAATCTAACCACTTTTCGTAAGGGTCAGCAATTTGCATTTCGGATAAATGGGTACCCATTCTTCCTTGTTCTTTTAAAGGTAATGTACTACCCATATTCAATGGATTGTTACCACCACCAGATTTAACAGCGTAGGATGCTACGGGAATGTTGAATAAATCGGGCACACCTGGCACTTTGATACCGCCAGTCTCCATGACTTGTTGATTGATGCGTTCAGCGATTGGCATGACCGCTTGACCAAATGCATCGGTAGCACCAGCAGCGCGAGATCCTAAAGTAGGATACTCACGGGTAATGCCAGCTTGGGCGTTTGCGTAATCGGATGGGAAATTGCGGATGTCTTCGATAGCAGTTTTACCAGCAACACGAAGGTCGTCTGGAGTAAAACGCATGCGAGTATTCCACAACTCTGGTAGTGGACCAGTAGCCTCGCCTACCGCATTGTAGGCGTTGTAAATATCTTGACCAGCTTGTGTTGGGGGATTGTAATGCAGTGCTTGAGCGACTTTTTGAGCGTCAGCGTATGCTTGATTACCAGCTTGTAAGTTACCTAATTGACCACTAACGGCTTGTTTACCAACACCATAAAGGTTGCCAACTAAACCACCTAACAAATCAGAACCCGCAGCTAGACCAGCTTGAGCCACGCCAGCTCCTGGCATATTTTGATATGCCGCTTGGATGGCTTTTATAAAATTTGGTGTGTCAATAGCGCCAATATTTAGTTCAGCGCGCAACTTCGCTAAATCATCAGCCATGTTATCTATCTAAAGAAATTAAACCGCCTGTTTTAACAGCGATTTGACCGCCAGCTGCTTTCTTTTGCACTTTATCTTGCTCTTCTAGGTGGCGTTGATACATGCCAATAGGAATAGAAAGACCAGCACCAGCGATGTTTGACCATGGACTGGCTGGAGTTGGAGCCAATGTAGCAGCATTACTAACAACGCCAGCAACGTCTAATAATTCACGAGCGGGTTGGTCATGTTTAAAATGATTCCATAGACGCACTAAATTCTCGCCACCTTCCCACAAACCACCCACAGCACCAGCACCTCTTGCAATAGGTGAGTTTGCTGCACCTTTAACAACTTGCATGGCTCGTTGAGTAGGGGTCAATGGAGGAGGCGCAGCAACGGGAGGTGCGGCTGGAGCACCAGCACTGCTTAAATCTAAGCCTTCTAGAGCTTGTGGCGGAACATTAATACCCATTGGGGTAGATGCTTTGAAACCAGCACCACCACGCACAGGGTCAAATTGAGATGTTAACTTAGCTTGATCTAACGCTTTAATACGAGCTTCGTTTTGAGCACGCTCAGCAGCTTGTTCCATTGTAGTTGCGTTGTACCCAGTTTGTCTTGCACGACCAGTAGCGCCCGTTTCTGGATCAATAGTGCCTTGGATTTGACGCTCTAAAATAGTTCTATTTGGAGGTGCAATCTTCTCAGCAATACGATTAGTAATTTCTTTGGTAATGTTAGAACCCAAAACACCCTTAAGTGTTTTAGCACCAGCGATTGCTGGAATACCCAATGCTTCAGCAGCAATACCGCCAGTAACAGGATCTACATCAGCAGTTTTGGCTTTATTAATATGAAAGCGTTGATACTCATGCAGATCACTTTCGGGAACTGGTTCGTATTGTATTTGATCGCTCATTTTTTTACTCGCATTGGTTGACCGTTTTGCCAAATAACGGGATTGCCGTTTTTATCGGTATCTTTAGTACCATCTTTAGGCTTGTTCATTACTTTACTAATCTTGTTAGATAACTCTAAATCGTATTTAGTAATAATACCTTGTACTTTAGGAGTATTCATAAAGGCATATGGATCTGGATTTTTTAAACCAGGTGTTTCTTTATATTTTTGCCATTCTTTTGCCAATTCTTTATTTCTATCGTGAACAATTTGCACAGTCAATGCTTGTGCAATATTTTGCTCTGGGGGATATTTAGAACTTAAACCTTTAGCAGCTTGAGAAATGGTTGTTAACTGAGCACCCATTTTAGAACCTGTACCACCAAACTGTTCTTTTTCGTATGCAATACCAAGCTGTCTTGCTAAGTTATCTAAACGAGAGCGTTTTGACATAGCGTCTTCACCAGAGAAAAACTCTTTCATACCAGTCAAAATACCAGTTTCACGTTGACCAGCTTCGCCTTGAGTATCTTCAGTACGACCAGTGAGTTTCATTAAAAAACCAACAGGATCTTGTTTGTATCCATAACCAAAGTATTCTGGATGCTCAGTAGCCATGTCAATAATCTCTTGAGCTTGTTGGTTAGTTGTTGGGCCGTATGATTGATTTGAAATATCCGCAATAAACTTACCAGCGGCATCTCTTTCTTGTTCTAATGATTTTAATTGAGCTGCGTTAAGTTGTTGTTCTTGTTGTAAACCGCTTTGTTGACCACGACCAGCAAACTCTGGATTAAAAGAATAATCTATTGCTGGAGCTGGAGATACAGTTACTTTACCTTGAACTGGAGGCGCGGCTTGAGCACTACCACTGCCAGTAAGCAAACCAATAATGTCTTCTGCCATACTACCACGAGGAGCGGCTTGTTCGATTGGGGCATTAGCTGGCATCGGTGCAGTTGGAGCGTTTTCTGGTTGAGCGCCATCAGCCATGTAGCGAATTGAACCACCCATGGCTTTTTTCTGCACTGGTTGAATGTTTGGGGATACCAAAACACCACGGAACTGAGGAGGTACAATGCCACGGTCTTTCCAATCTCGCAATTCCTCTTTTGGAATTTTAGCCGAGAAGTTACGATACTGACCATTAGTATCGTATCCACTAACAGTAGCATCAATTACATCCATGCCTTTAAACTCTGCACCTGCTCTAGCATAAATATCAGAAAGTGATTTAAACGCCGCTTTAAATCCAGCGATGTCATTTGTATCTGCGTAGTTTTTTAAGTTTTGGTAATCGTAAACAGAAAGTGGTACACCATTAAATGTGTAGCCGCTGTTTTGACCTCTTGCAGCAGCTGGTGATTGACCGCCAGCTTGGGGTTGACCACCAACTTGTTGTGGTTGACCAGTTTGTTGGAAACCAGAACGCATTGCACCAAGCTGTTGTTTTAATATATCGGCTTGGGCTGTGAGCATACCAATGTTTTGTAATTCTTGAGCTTCTTTAGCCCGCTTTTCTCCCAACATAGCAATGCCTGTTTCTGGGTGATATGCAGTGCGGGCAACCATCTCATCTAAACCAGATTGAAATTGGTTCCAAGGACTACTTAATTGTTGAGCTCGACGTTGAAGGTTTTCTAAAATTTGAGCTGAATTTGGAGAAGCAGCTAGTGTTTCAGCGGTGTATTCTGCTGTTGATTTAGGCTTCGGTTGTAATGCGTCTAATCCTTGATCTGCCATAATTTATCCTTAAATACCCAATCCATAGCCAGCATCGGCCCCAATGGTTGATGCATAGTCTGTTGGAACTGTTGAGTCAATAACGGCACCATTTGCATCGTATTGAATACCACCGCCACCACCACTAGTAGCATTCCCAAAATATTGTCCAATAGTTGGCAACAAACCAGCGGGTACATAACCAGCTTGACCTGGTGTTCCAGAACCTTGACTAAACAAGCTGTTTAATAAACCAGTAGCGGTATTTGGAATACCCGCCAAAGTTTGAACAGTTTGTAATGGAGACATTTGATTTTGTTGAGATACCGTTGCTGGAGCGTTGATTGCATTAATTAAATTGGCATAGTTGGTGGCACCTTGGAACGGTGCGTTCATTTGAGCAGCGCCTGTTGTCAAGCCAGCGGTGATGCCTTGTGCACCTACGTTGCCTAATCCAGCACCAGCCGCAACACCTTGTTGCTGGTTTTGTAATGCGGCAGTCATTTGTTGTGCTTGAAGATTTGCTAGTGCATTTGCTTTGGCAGTGTCTACTGCAGTATCGGCCCGTAAGCCGCCAAATCCGCCAGTGCCAATACCCGTTGCTTGTGCTGGTGCTGTAAGAGTAGGCAATACTTGGTTAAGCTGTTGGTTTTGAGCTTGAAACAGTCCGCCCAAAGCGGTGTTAACATTTGGAGTAACTTGACCAGTTGCTTGATCAACATTCCAAGGGCTTACAGCACCTTGTGCAATGGCATTTAAACTACCTTGCGCTTGAGCAAAAGGGTTGGCACCACCTTGTAAAGTATTAACGGCGCCTTGCGCAGTAGTTTGTCCAAAGGTCGGAGCTTGCCCTAAAGCGGTGCCAGCTTGATTAACAATATTTTGTTGCGCTGTATCATACCAAGAGGGTAGAGTAGTTTGTACTTGATTGGTACTAGATAGTATATTATTTAAGCCCGAGGAGGATGTTGTTCCAGCCATTATTTTTTCACCTTACGTTTTGCTTCTAATAGGTATCCCAAAGCGCCTTTACTTTGCGCTGGTAGATGCTTAGCATCATGTTTTTGTTTATGTGATCGGATAGTTGTTAAAAATGAATCTAATATTTTAGCACCACTATCATTGCTACCATCGCCTAATGATGATACCACATCGGCTGGAATAACAAATTCACCATTAGATAACATCGCTGGAATGCTATCACTAGTTCCAGTTCCAGCACCACGAACATAAGCGTGTTTCATTGAACCCAAACCACCTTCACTGTAAAATTGTGGAGAAAAGTTTTCTGGAATAGAACCACCAGTGGCTTTGGAAACAGTTGGAAACAATGGAATACCGCCTAAACCAAATAGGTTGCTATGCTCTGCATGCTTACCACGCATTAAAACAGGCTTCATAGAAAGCTCGTCATCACTACCACCGCCAGCTAAATGCATAATGCCACCAGTTGCGGCATTTTGAATCAAAGCCATTTCAGCAGCTGGATTGCTAGCAGAACCGCTACCGCTTATAGGCTCAATTGGGATATCAAACTTAGATTGTAGCGGAGAAGCAACTTGTTTACCTTGAACAAATGTACCCTTTGGCGCTGAGGTAGTTGTATCTAAACCAGAAGAACCAGAACTTGAAGAAGCTTGGGGTGCAACAGATGACAATCCAGATTTTGTTGCAGTTGCCGCTGTTCCAGTTCCCAGTAAACTTTTTGCAAGGCCGTATGCTTTTCTAGCGTTGTTTAAGTCAGATAAAGACAAAGAAGATGATGGAGCAAAACCTTCTATACCTACAGAGGTAGCTGGAATTGGGTTTCCAAAAGCATCTAACGCTGGAACACCACCACCAGCATCAACATAGGTAACACCCATAGTAGTACCAGCCGTACCATCACCAACCATTGTACCCGCTGGTAACGCGCCAGTTAAACCAGAAGACGAAGTTGTTGCGCCAGCACCAGGTATTGCTCCAGAACCATCCAATGGCGCTGAAATAGAGCCAAAAGTACTGCCTGAACTAGTCGGAGCACCAATTTGTGTAGTAAGCGATGGATCACTTAAACTAGGTAAGTTACTAGCTGAAGGGGTTGGTGTTGGTGCTGCATTTGGGTTTACAAAATCTGGATTGAGTGTACCCGTTTGAGAAAAAGTTTCAGCGGCACCAGCGTTTGTTGCCGCCGCGGCAGTTGCTGCATCGGCTGCGCTAATACTGTAAGAAGCTGCTAAGTTCTGCGCAATTGCCTCTTGACTTAATCCTTGAGCTGCTAAATTTCCAGCATCGGCTGCTATAAATTCTGCTTCCGACGCAGGTATCGAAGCTCCCGCAGTTGCAATAGCAGCAGCTAATGCGGCAATACTCCCCCAACCGCCCGGAACGTTTTGACTAACTGCAGAATCTAAAGACGCCAATCCGCTTCCAATAGACGGTCCAGGATCTACGCTTGCTAACGTATCGGATATTGATTGAATGGGATCTGAACCACCGCACATATTATTTTTCCAAGTGTTTTATTGTGTTAAAACCCACCGTTTTATAACCGAGTCGATTATAAAACTGTTGAGTCTTTTCAATATTTACCGCTGTTGTTTGTCCAATACAAATATCAAAAATATTATTTTCTTTTGCCCAAACTTCTACCGCTTTTAATAACTTTATTGCAGCGCTGGTTCCTCGGAACTCTGGCAAAACAAAAAGCCCAATATCGCTAATTTTTGGTTTGGTGCTAAAAAAATAAACACCTTTAACGACAGCCATAAACCCAATGATTTTATTATTAGATATTGCTAAAAGCGTTAAAACATTTGGGTTTTTATAAATGTTCCAAATAATCTGACGCTCTGGAATAGCTTCATTAAACTCAGCTTCCGCAACCATGGATTTAACCAATGGGAAAAACTCATCAAAGCGATCGTCAGTTAGTTTAGTGATTTGCATTTTTAGTAGATTAAACGATTTGTCCTATATCTACCTATGCAAAATTAACTACCTTTTTGCCCTAAAATCAAACATTTGTACCATTTACAATTTCAGTAAACTCTTTAGCCCAGTCTTGCCATGTTTCGTACGTATCTGGAACGGGCACTGGATAACGGCTAAACACTGGTGACTGAACAATGTTCATGGCACCAGCTTGCCAGTTTTCTTCTGGAGCAAACTCAATGTTACGTTGGCCGTAATAAATAGCCAAATTGCCGTTCCAGTCTTCCCAGCTCATGTAATCTGGCAGACATGGAAAAAACGTTTGAAACTGCGGTGATGGCATTATGGACGCTCGTCGCCAAACTCAGCCGTAATCAAATTACGACCCATTTCATAATTACCGTCAATTTCATTAGATTCAAACTGTAGGCGAACCAAACGATGCTCAACTCGCAAGTCAATCTTACCAGTATCTTGTGTAAAATAGTATGGACCAGAGTTTTCTTCATTCTGACCGCCAGCAAACTTACGACCCAAAATGGTTACTGCCATTGTGCCAGATTGAAGAAAGTTAGGCTCAATACGACGCAAGTGCATACGGCGGTTTACCCCAACCAAACTGTTTTGTGAAGGAGTACCTGTTAACCAACTAATATCACTGGTGGTGATACTAGAATACACTGCTAGTTCGCCACCCAAAGTAACTTGGTTTAAACCAAATTCGTGTTGCCAAATTGAAAACCCGCCAGTAATGCTATATACTGTTGCTCCAGCCAAAGGATACGGAACAATGTCTTCTGTAACAGTAATTAATGTTACTTGAGTTTGTCCAGAACCACCAACAAAAAATTGAGTGCTACTAGCAATCTCATAAACCGTATCTTGTGGAATAGTGGAGAAGGTTAAGTGATCACCAGGACTAAACAATGGTGTTACGTCACCAGCAACATAAATTTGTTTTGTGGTCGGCGCTGGTAAACTAACTGGATGGTTAATTACATAATTAGGTTGATTGTATAACGGGTTGTAGTTCCAATCAGCCCAAATAGGTGTTGGGAATAACTCCGTAGTATATCCGCAAGAGCGTTGTGCTCCTATTGCAGAACCCGCATCGTACCAAAGTTTATCTTTAACATTGTAGATAATTGCGTCGGTACATTCTGTTGCGGTGCCACGAGGGTAAAAGAACCAAATCTCATTGTATCTTGGGATTTTTGTCGCCCAAACTTTTTGGCGTTGTGCGTAATTGATATTATTGAACAACCAGTTTACGTTCTTATCGTTTGGTAGTACTTGCACAGAACCGTTGTATAAATAGAAACGGTCAACGCCCATCCAAAAGAAAATACCATCCATCTCCACAACTGCATTAGATGACATGATAGAGATTTGGCTAGAAACAATGTCGTATGTCCAATAAAACTGAGTAGCTTGCGAATTAAAAGAAACACGAATAAGGGAGTCTGTAGCCCAAAACAAGCCAGATGGTGCGTTAGTACCACCACGCATTGGCATGCCTTTGACAATTTTAGAAGATGATACGTTAACTTGATTGGCTAACGGGCCATTCCAATCATAAAAGTTTTGATTAGTGTATGTGGTATCTACGTTGTTATTGGCAAGAAATCCATGTGAGCCATATACAAAAATAAATGGATACAGAACGCAAACACCACCGTCTACGCTAATTGGCTTATAGGTTGGATTTTGACCTTGGCTATCACATAGACCTGTAAAATAGTAATTATCGTTATTATCAGGTAAAACATTACCTACCAATACTTGCGATGGAACACCATTGTCAATGTTAACTAAGTTTAAACCAGGGTGTGCAAAACAAGATAAACTACCACCTTGTGGGCTAAACTGAGCGTCAAACTGCCAGTCATTCCGATACGGACCACCAATTGGATCTGAACTAAAGATAGTGTCATTTAGCCAGATTTTACTGATTGTGCCAGCGGGCGCAGCTGGAGTAAATGTAATCGTTGTTTGGTTGGGGCTAGTAGTATGAACCGATGTACTGATAGTGTAAACAGTGGGTGTACCAGTTTGGGTAATAATAAACTGTTTAGTTGGTGCAAATGTAGTTGTAGCGTTTCCGGGAACAATCACTTGGGTTGTAGTGTTTGATGTTACATTTGCAAACACTGAACCAGGTAACATTTTTACGGTAAACGGACCACTACCAACACCGTAAGTTGTGCCAGTGGTAAACACATCTAAATTAAATGCGGTACCAGCAAAAATATAGTTAACGCCGTTGTATGGAATGGAAATCATACCACGGTAAATACCGTTAAACGAAGTAAAGATAGTGCGATATCCACCTATCTTTTTAGCGTCACCACGCTGAAAACGACACCATACACCATCGGTGTATTGATCGTTTTGAAATACAGTACCATCTCGCTTTATACCTGGCGGAATTGCTAGGCTATAAATCGAGGTGTATTGCGAGGTATCCTGTTGCTGATTATCAGCAGCCATTATGGGAACATCCCGCCTGCAATTAAATTGGCAAATAATTCGCCATAAACCGTGGCTCTAGGATGAGATAAATCGGAACCGTCAATGCTAAATAGCTCAGTGCTGTTAGCAGAAAAACCTAATACACTAGTACCAACTAAATACATACCAGTGTGCGTGTCATTATTAAATGAGAACGAGGGTAATGCGGCTGAACCATTAGCGGCATAAAATACGCCAGTGGTGGATGAGGTTAAAACATATAAATTGGTACCATCGCTTAATACAACCACAACACCGCCAGTAGCTAATGCTAAAGGGGGTTGTGAACTACCAGCGATAACAAAATTAATGTTATATGCGGGTTGATTGGTATCGTTTACCAAGATATAAATCTGGGTAATTGCTGGCAATGTAACAGTTAATGTTGTAGTACGTGATCCAGATTGCGCAATATAAGTTTGGATAATTGGTGCATACGCCACCAAACTAAAATTAGGACCAGGAATAGAATCTACATCGTATGTTGCCGCAGTAAAGGTAACATTTGACGGTGCTGTTAAACCAACAGTAATAAAATTACCAGTGGTGTTGTCGTAAACAATATAACCAGAATCGCCGGGGTTTGCTGTGATAGTAGCCGAACTGTTAATTGTAGCTGGAGAAACGGGATTAATTGACAGGGCGCCAGTGCCGTTGTTTCTAAAACCAATATACCATCCAGCAGAAAGTGTATCTACTGTCGGTAAATTTATAGTACCACTACCAGATCCCCAGTTATAAATATTTGCTCTTGAATTATCGTTTAACACTGGCGTTGCAGTGATATCAATAATTGTCTGGGTTGTTGCTAGTTTGCCAGCAACCGTAGTAAGACCAGCACCTTGTAGTGCAGCAGCATCAGCATACGATGTGCCAGCACCAAACTCTAAACTTGCCCAAGTACCGCCAACAGTAGAATTGCCAGTAAGATAGAAGTAGCGAGATTTACCAACGTCAACAGTGACACTTTGTCCACCAGCTGCGTCTGTAACCACAAACGAGTGCGCGCCCAAATTGCGCATAAGGATGTCTGTTCCAACCGCACCTTGAGTTGCATCAGGTAAAAGGATAGTAAGACTGCCAGCACTAGCAACGCAATCCATAATGCGAGAGGCAGGTACCTGTTGACCATTAACGACAGCAGGCCAGACAAGCTGAGTGTCGGAACTAAATGAGAGAGCATAGTATGATACGTCGGTCGGTTGAACGACGTCCCCAGTAAATGGCGATACAAATGTTGGCATATGTTATGGTTCCTGAACCGTAGTGTTTCTGTCAATGCGGCGGCTGTTGTCTTCTTTCTTCAGCGCTGCAATTGCATCTGTGTAATAGGACTTCCAGACGGGTAGCTTGTCAAGCGCTTTCAAATAGCCTTGAGCTTGCAACAAAGTGCCAAACAACATGGCTTGTGGTGCTTCTCTGGTAAACAGATTTTGTTGGTTTTGCGTATCCAAAGGCTGGATTTCGCTGTAGTAAATAATTTCAATCGGAGTATCTGCGCTTGGTGCTGGTGCAAAATTCCAATTGTTATAATCATATTCAGCATAATATTTTACTACATCTGGAGTAGACTCAGATTGATATTGTGCAATATAGTCTTGAGAACGTAGCAAAATGGGTTTACCATTAGCTTTCATTGAGACTGTTTTTCTCCAACGAGCTGGCTTAGACAAAATGACTTGGTTTTGTAATAAAGTCGTTTCTACTACAGTAAGTTGTAAGTAAGTTTTTAACTCAGCCGCAATTGCAGACTCTGCCAAACCAATGAGGCTTGGAATCTGAGCAACAAATTGAGCGTCATCACGCTCCATGTAGTTGATAACATCGGCAACTAAATTGTCGTAAGTTTGTACGTAGGCGTTAGTCATCGTGTGTAGTAACTAATGTTGGGTTGGAAGTAAATTGGTGATTTATCACGATCTTCTTCGCTTGCATGCTGGAATAGTTTTTCAGACTGTTGTTCCAAATAGCCAATACGAGTCATGTCTATTCCAGGTAATTGCATGGATAGTTTGTGAGAAAGGGTTGCTTGGATTGAAGGCAACCAACGATCTGGCACATAGATTTGATTTGTCAACGAGCCAACATCTTCCATTTGCTTTTCAACAACAAGCTGAAACATTTGAAAGTCATTGTTTGGCACTGGCCAGAGATACATTGAAGGCTCAATAGTACGGTCAAACCAATACTGAAGTGAGCGAACAGATGGGAACTGTTTGTTTGGGAGATTCCAGTAGTCATCACGGTTCAAACGCGCCAACGGGATAACTTGCTGAGAGGTAGAGAACACAATCTGACGTACAGAAAAAGTTTGTGTTGTATCTACATTACGCAAACGATAGAACAAATGGTTTGGTGTAATTTCGATGTTAAAGTACACCCATTCACGATCAGCCAACGTGGTTGTTGGGAATGTCTTAACCGTTGTCCAAGTAATATTATCGTTACTAACCTCATACGCTAAGTTGTATGTGGTTGTTTGGTTAGGAAGTGCGTAACCATTCCAACCAACGTAGAATACTGGCTGGGCTTGTTGGTATTGCAAACCCAAAAAGTTTTCAGATAAAGTGGAGGTTGCTACTGTATTGAGATTTTGATCAAAAGCAACAGGAGAATCCGGGTTATCCACTGGTAAATATTCTGAAGCTGCTGAGTTAATGATGTACACCCAGTTTGCTTCACGAACATCAATTACCGTTTTGGGTAGATAAAGCTGTTGTTGCGCTGTTACAGCGCCGTATAATTGGTTCTCTAACAACCATAGGTTAACACCGCGGTTAGATAAATCCATCAGATTGTAGAACAACGCTTGACGAGCCGCGTCTACATACTCAGGTGTAATCTCTTCCGCTGTTTTACCAGCATCACGAAATGCGTATGATATGAGCTGGTCAACATTAATTTTGGTGTTGCCAGTGGTGTTGGAGTATGCCACGGATTATCGTCCTCTGCCAGCAGCGCGTTTGGGCACTTTGTTAGGTAGTTTAGATGTTGCTGGACCAGCTTTGACAAACTCTTTGCCAACCTTTTTAGGAATGCCAAGAGTGGATTTGCCAGCGGCTGCAGCGTACATAGCACCTTGTTGGGCTTTTGATTTGTAAGGCATTAAGATTTACCTCCCATGCACAACTTCGCCGGCTTTTGGCGTTTGGTTGTTGCGATGTCTTTAATGTCTTTATCAGTCTTTTTAGCACCATAAGCATTTTCTACACAACCGCCTTTAGCTAATTTTTTACTAATCTTAGCATCTGTACCTCCAAAGGGTTCAGAAGGTTTGGACATATCAGATAATTGCTTACCTACTTTAGCATCGGTTCCACCGAATACAGAGCCACCACCTTCATACTTGCGTACAGAGCCAGCGGATTTCTTAGCACGACCACCTTTACGCAATTTTGATAAGTCAGTATGCTCACCAGAATGCTCTTGCTCATCATGGATTTTAAATGCTTTTTTAATAATCGCTTTATCTTGCTTAATATCAGCTGAATCCATTTTTTCAACAGACTTGCGTGATTTGTAAGCAACAGAACCACCCTCTTTATAACATGGCAAATCTTGTGCCATTTTGGTGTTTGCTTTGAATTCTTTCATGGTATTCCTCGAGATTAAAAATACTAAGGATGATCAGTTCCCTAATACTACTTATGCAAAAATAAGGCGGTTTACGCCCCTAAAAACAGCGCTCTTTCACGCTCTCTGCGCTTTTGCAAAACCGCTGGTTTATTCCACATGAGGATAGCGTCAGCCGCACCCGTTAGGTCATTTGCGTTGATTCTTTTTACCACAGTGGAGTTCTTAAATGCACTAGCGCCAATATTGAAGCACAGGCTGTATAGGGCGTCAAATTGATTCTGCTGGAGGGGTACCTTCACCGAACTCTCTACAGCCTCGCTACACCACTTTAAATCGCTTCTAAGAAGCTCTTCTACTTGGTCATTGGTTAGGGTGGCGTTAATAAGGTCTTTTTCATCATCTTTGATGAGGTGACCTACGCCAATCGTCCAAAGACCTTTAGTGTCCTTGTATGCTTTATTGCGGGCGCCTTCTTCTTTGGTAATAAAATCGAGTGTGGATTTTGCAATTGCCATGATGTTTTCTTCGATTTGGGTGTATCTATCAGTGAAGTGGATAACAGCAAAAATGCCAAGTACCCACAAAAGTACTGCTACTAACTTTTTCATTTTGGCTCCTTACTTTGTGTAGTATATTACACAAATTGGGGTACTACTCTTCGTTTGTGCCTATCTTAATACCAGTAATCAAACCGATAAAGCCTCCGACAATAGTCTGAAAGGCAGGCGTAATTGCCTCAAATATCTTGGTGTTGTCTACTGCAGGATTAAATAAACCCACAAGCAAAGCACCCACCATAGACAACAGGATAATAGTAAGAGTGCAAGTCGCAGTAAGGGTAACATAGGCTGATAGGCGTTCTTTAGTCATTTCTCTTTTTTGTTCCATAGGTCAAACAAAACTTTAACATTTTCTTCTAAAACAGCAACTCGGTTGTCTGTCTTAGCCAGCACAATCACCAGCGATACAAACGCTAATAAGAGCGGCCAGATTTTAGCTAAAATGTCTAATGTATCCATTATTTACTTAATGCGTCGTATTGTTGATAACAGGCTTTTAGGGCTGTTCGCAAGATGTCGGCTCGGGCAGCTTCCCGGTCAAGAAAAGTTGCATCCTCGGCAGAAAGGGACAACCCAGTTCCACCTTGTCC